AGACGCCATAGTCTGCGGCCATCGTGGACAGTGCTTCACCGTGCGCCACACGCTGCCGCATCACGCTGATCGTGAGCTCCGTAATGCGCAGAGACTTCACGCGAAGGCCCGTGAGCGTGCGTGCCTCACCGACCCACTTCTTCATGAAGTCCTCAACGAGCTTGGGCAAGCGTGCGCTGTTGCCCTTCCCATACTGCCGATGCCCATACATCGTGAAGGACTCCGCGAAGAGTTCCTCCTTGTTGGTCGCAGCATATTCGCTAATGGACTGATGGATGCTCTCTGAAGACCAGCGCGACTTGGAGCGCTTCAGCATCTCGTCGTAGACGCTGACCCACTCAGCTTGTGCTCGCTTCGACATAGCCGTCATGTGGACGTGGTGTCCGAGCTCGTGACGGAACGTCTCCACGATATCGCGCGTAGACTTCGAGATGGACCACTGTCCTGTCCGATAGGACATGTTCACATCCACGTGCGGATGGGCGTCTACCTTGAGAGCGATCCTCTTGTAGTGAGAGTAGTAGACACCGTTCGCTGTGTCGTGACCTGGGATCTTCTCCATGATCTGAACACTACGGAGCTTACGGTTCAACAGAAGTTGATTGACCTTGGGGAACTGGTCTGCGAGTCGCTGAAACTCACGATCCACTGCGGCCTGAATCAGCTTCGCCTTCTTGCGCGACTCCTTGCCTGTGACACCCGGTAGTGTCGTGCGTGGCGTCGCTGGCTTCGTTGGAGCCAGGATTGGCGGAGCCTGTGGCACGGCAACAGGTGTCGGCGCTGCGGCCACTGGTGGCTTAGGCACCAACTGCGGAGGCACGAAGGATTGCGGTGGCGCAACAGGCGATGCAATCGGTGGCGTAGGCGGAATGAAGGGGACATCCTTCTTCGGGATCAAGACCAACGACTGCGTACACCGACACCGAGGGTGAGCAGGCGGACCCATGACTCCCGGAGCGAATGGCTCCGTAATCGTCGTCAGCGTCCCGTTCAATCCGGCACAGATGGGACATGCGCCAAAGGAAGTGATCCACTTACGACGTTCGCGACCTGTTAGGTCTCCCTGCTTTTGTCTGTACAGCCACAGTTGCCGCTGGCCTTCATTCGCCGTTGCAATAGTCTCGGTGCGAGCGATCGTAAGCGCTCGGGAGTTACGAAGTCTGGAACCGTAGGCTTCGAGTGCTCGGTCGAGTCGGTCTGCACTGATGCCGTTCGCTGGGACACGGATGGGCGTCTTACCGGCATAGACTAACTTCCCTGGATTCTCCACCAGCCGATTACGAAGCTTGAGGACAGATGCAGCCTGCTGTGGAGTAAGGCCGACCACCTCACGGATCATGCGCGCGGTCTGCGCTGGTGGGATTCCCTTGTCTCGGAACGCTTCCGACATGATCGTGCGAACGGCTGATTTCGTCTCAGCCGTGATGTTCGTGATCAGGTTGGCCGACTGAGACTGAGCATAGATCTTGGCTTGCCAGTTCGAACGCGCGAAGTCGAACTCTGGCTTCACGTCCTTCGGATTAGGAATCGTCGGTGGCGGATCGCCCTTCTTCAGCGCACGCACACCCTTATCGAGCTCACGCTGTGCGGCCTTCGCACCAGAGACCCACACGTCAGCGAAGAGATCCGGCAACTGAAGACGCAGCACTTCCTCTTGCGCGCGCATAGCGAGTGCGACCTGATTCTCTAGGCCACCTCGGTTCGCTCGCTTGGCGTGCATCACTGCCTCACCCAATGCGATGCTCCGCACGGCTGCGTCGAACGCACGTCTCATCGTGCGACTGAACGCTTTGACGTGACGGTCTGCCGCACGATTGACAGCGCTCGTCTCTTTCGCTTGAGCCATGGATTGATCTTCACCACCTTGCGCGATGCCGCGCGTGGTGCAGCGTCTTCCTCGTCCTCTTCGTCAGGATTACCGACGGAGACTTCCTCCTCGTCCTCGTCCTCTATGGCCATCTCCTCAGGCGACAGAGGCTCCCAGCCCCACACGCGGTCTCGGATCTCATTCGACGTGACGACGATCTCACCCTGATCCTTGTTGACCTTCGCGATGGCACCAGCCAGTGCAGCCTTCTCCATCTCGTCCAGATCCTGAATCTCGGGCCACCGGATCTCGTAATCGACTTCCGCCAGTGCCTGATGCTCCACGAGACGCGCCACGAACGGACGCACCACGAAGGGATCCGCGAAATACAACCGTCGATCGCTGACGCGCTCGTTCCAGTTGTTCTTGTCCTGCGTCGAAGCAAGCTCTCCACGCTCGCTGCCTGTCAGGATACGGAACGGAATGCCGGTAGCAGCGGAGATCAACTGCACCACGGTCTCCGTGTTGCGGTCGAAGTTCGCCACGTCCGAGCCGAGCGTGTTCACCTTGACACCGCGTGTGCGCAGCACACGATCGATGTCGTGCTTGTAGTTCTCGGCCTGCTCCTTCAGCTTCTCGATGTCCGCGTCCTTGGCCGGGATCTCCTTGTCGATGTCGAACTGAATCCCCTGATTCGCGCGGATCCAGAACGCTTCGCTGCCTCCACCACTGAGCTTCAGCAGATCGTCCAAGTAGTTCCAGATCCGCTGGAGCCGTGGCTCACCGAACAAGTTCGAATCGAGCAGACCGTCCGCGACGTGCACGATGCGTGACCAGTGAACCTTCTTGTCCACGGTCGCTCGCCAGTTCGCCGCAGTAGACGCCTTGAGGGTATAGAACTTCGGCATGCCGAAGCGCTCGTCCTCGAAGTCCGTCTCGTAGTCCATCGGATCGATGGATGTCTTATCCTGACCGTAGGGCATCAGATACTTGATGTCCTCCAGCTTCAGCGGATTCGGTAACGGTGTCGTCACGTTGCCCGGAGCACCGATCAGGATCACGGCGAACTGTCCCATACCTGCGAGCACGTCTGCACGCTGGAAGGTAGGCCACAGGTTCACACGCTTGGCGAACTCCATCCACTGCTTCTCGAAGTCCGTGACGTTGTCGGGATTCTCATCCTCGATCAGTTCGCCACCACCGCGCCACGTGGCCTTCGGCATCGTCTCCACGATGCGTGCGGCCATGCCGTCTCGCTCGAAGCGTGCACGGTAGTCGTCAGCCGTGAGCACTCGCTTGTAACCGAAGCGAGCGAAGTAATCGCGTGCACCGTCGAAGCCAAGACCGGCTTTGACGGCGAACTTGATTCGACTCGTTAGGTCGCTGAGCGAACGCAGTTCTTCGAACATGCTACGGTGCCACCACCGTCTTGATGTATGGCTGCTTGTCCTTCGGCTTGTTCAGCGGTGGCATCTCCTTCGTGGGATCCTGCATCACCGCTTCAAGCTGATGCTCCGTCATCTCCTGAGGCGACGCCAAGGCTGCGAGGAACTTCACGCGCTTGCGCGCGACGGTCCACAGCGCGCCACCGAGACCGATCGCGAGTGCCGCCATGCCGCTGACGAACAACTCGAGATCGCCACCCTGCATGACGCCCTTCCCAATGAGGAAGGCTCCGAACGCTGAGAACGCCTGTCTCAGTCCGGCCATCACCATCTCTCGAACGACAGGTGGAAACATGCTACTCCTTCACCACGCGCATGTGCTGTCCTTCTCCTCTTCCGGAATCGGCATTAGTGCGAGCACCAACGCGTCGAATCGGTTCGGAGACAGGAGCTTCGTGCGTCGCTTGTAATCGTCTTTGGACTCGATCTTCAACTTACCGGAGGACGTGCGTGAGTAGCGAATGTTCGCGAGCTCCGTGGCCAGATCCTCGTCCTCTGGATCGATGTCCACTTCGCCACGCTCGAACATCTCCCGCACTCCCCAACAGGCTTCCGCCTTCAGGTTGATGAAGTCCTCGGGATCCGGTTCCTCAAGACGCGTCTTCTGCTTGTTGCGTCTCCGCTGCATGGGCATCTCGCCCACGTTCACGGCCACGATAGGCGCAGCAAGCTCCTTGCCTCTGTCGGCGACTCCGCGTCCGATACCGATACTGTCAATCTTAGCGACGGTGGCACTGGTCTTACGAAGCGACGCGATGATCTCACCACACGTTGCCATCGTATCAGGGTTACGATTAGACCATATGATACGAACCACGCCACCGCGATTATGCGCACAAGTAGACTCGTCACCACCTGCACCCACGTCTACACCGAGCTCGTTCTTGCCGTCGCCCTTCAGCGTCCGCTGTTGCGCTGCGTGAATCCACGCGAGTGGGATGAGTCCGCTCGCATCGGACTGGATCGGAAATTCACCGAGGACCTTAGAGAACCAGAAGGGATGCGCCGACTCATGCCGCGCGATCTTGCCAGTGGCCACAGCCGTCGGTGGTTCGACGCGTGTCCCTTCTGTGTTCCACTCCCACGTGGGTGCCCACTTCCTGCGCTTCTCTTCGACATAGATCTTGGAGATTAGCTGATCCAACACGATCTTCGGCATGGATTCGCCTGTTAGATTAGGCGTCTCGAACGCGCTAATCGACAGGACATGCCACCCGGAACCGGGCTTACAGATGTCGTAGAACTCTGTCTGAGGATCGTCTGGGTTTCCGATGGCCAGAAACTTCGAATCGGCGTTCGCGATCAGAGAGTCGGCTGCGTCCCACAGTGGACCGTTGATACCACACGCTTCGTCGAAGATCACCAACACCTTCGGTGCATGGATCCCCTGAAACGCAGTGGCATCGAACTCGTCAGGCTTTCGGCCCATCGCCACGAGTTCTTCCTTACCATTCACCTCCATCAGCCACTCGGTCTGATTGCAGCGACCGTTCAGGTCTCCGAGTGAATGCGCTCTGCCGATCTCTCGCCAGAGGACCGCTCTTACCTGCGATGCTGTGGAGGCACTCGTGACGACGAACGCTTCTCCCGGCTTGTGGATGTCGAGCCACCATGCCGTGATGCGTGATGCCGTATGTGACTTAGAGACTGCGTGGCATGACTTGACGACCGTCTTACGATGGTCCCTTACAGCCCACATGGTTCGCTTCTGGAGAGACCAGAGCGTCTCACCTAAGCGCTCCTCACACCATGCGACGGGATCCTTCTTCCAGCGTCTCCGCTTCACTTCCTGCTCTACGCGCGCGAGCACGCGCAACGCGTCTTCACGCGTGCGCTTAGGCGCGCTCTCGGGAGAGTCGAGGGTGGGAGACGGAGGGAGGATGGTGTCGAAGATGCCCAACGAAGTTAGTTGATCGTCGGATCGTCTTGCTGTTGCTCACCCTTGAGATAGTCACGGAGCTCCGTGGCTAACTCGAACAGTTGCTCTTCGGTGAGATCGGATAGATCGTCTTCCTTACTGATGATCACTTCGTCAACAGGCTTGCCATAGACATGCTCCCACAGACGAACCTCCATCTGCGGTGACAGGTCTCCCGTCTGTGCACGCATCAGCAAGTTGCGCTGATAGATCTCATCGTTGAGGATCTTCTGCGCAGCTTCCCGTGCCGCATGATGCCGTGACCGTCGTCCTTTGGCTTCTGCTGACATAACCCGTAAACCCTATCGATCGTAGGGTCTTGGACCCTGTGGCTGGAGAGGTAGTGTCTACTGGCTGTAGGCGCAAGTCAAGACGCTCCCGAGGGACTGCGCCCGGATCGATGGTTCTCTAGTAGGGATGGAACGGAGTCGGATCGATCGCTCCGGGAATCGCGCGTTTCCTACTAGGATCCGGGCGTACGCATAATCGTCTCGCCTATGTTTACTAGGGTGACGGACTCGTCCTGTCCGAGCTCGTAGACTCACTCGTAGACGAGTTCGGACGATCGGGCTTGACTTGCTGTGCAGACCTTGGGATCATACCTCCATGACCCTTCGTGAAGCGTTCGACCTTGCCCGTGAAACGGCTCGTCTCCATCCGTCTCCCGAGAACCGGGAAGCTGTCAAGGCAGCATGGACAGCACTGGAGGCAGTGGCACCCAAGCAGAGGCCGCCTTCGAAGGTCCGTGACAACAGTGCGGCTGCGCGTTCTGGACGCAGGCAGCATGCAGAGATGGAAGCGCAACGGAAGGCTAGCTTGGCGCGGAAGCGCTGGTAGGAGATCCCATGGGAACGGAAATGCCGGTTCTGTCTGTCGGGCAAGTCGTCAAGGTCGTCTGGTCCAACGGTCACGGCTACACGCTCTACCGGATCATGGATGACCCTTCCGGGCGTGAGTCGCACATCTTCGAGTTCGTGGCAGACTACCCAAACCTCTAGCCTGCGTAGGTTGGATTCGTGCTTGACTTGCTGTGCAGACTCTGGGAAGATACCCTCATGCTTCACTTCAACGTCGTCGTGCTCGATCGGGATCTGCCCACGTTCAAGGCTCGTGCTGCTCGGCACGGTGCCACGGTGGAAGTGCTTGGCAACGTTCGCCGCGGGAAGCGGATCATCAAGGACATGTTTGAGCTTCGGCTCACCTGCACTCATGACGCGTATCTGCGCATCGTGCGCAGCAACGACTAGGAGATTCCGTGACCACGCACTTCACCGCTGACCGGAACGACACCGACGGTCTGAGCCGTTACACTGCCTGTGGACAGGCTGCTCAGGATGCGCGCTACTCTGTCAGCGCTGAGCCGTCCAAGGTGACGTGCAAGCGCTGTCTGCACCGGATCCCGGATCTGCTGCGCACACGGTCGTTGCCACGGTTCGGCGAATAGGCTAGTCTGGCTAGCCTGGATTCGTGCTTGACTCTCTGCGCAGACTCTAGGAAGATACTCTCATGACGAAGACGCTCTCAGCCAGTGACCGCCGGATCGCACGGCTCCTGAACCTCCG